CTACCACTAACACTATTGCATTACTCGCAGGAGTTACAGAGGCAATCAGCGCAGTAGGCACAGGCGCAGACATACCAAACAGCACAATAACTATAACTTCCGCTTTAGGTGGAACAGCAGTTCATGTTTTAACTTATGGAGCATAGGAGGCGTAATAATGGTATTTAAAGCTATGCCAAATCTGTATGTTAAGGTAAGCAATAAGTATATCCAAAGATTAACTGGCTTAAAAGGTTTTTACTTTGACAAAGACGGACTTTATGAAACCGACAAAAAGATACTTATACAAGCGTTGACTGGAAAGTTTGAAGAAGTAAAAGAAGAAAAAGTAGAAAAAGTTTACAAATGTAAGAAATGTGATTTTGAAACAACCAACAAAGGAAAATTAATGGCGCATTACAGAACTCACAAGGAGAGTGAATAATGAATAGTACAATTAACCAATATGCAGGTAAAGCGGCTCTTGCTTTATCTGGACTAACGGGAACGAAAATGTTGTTGCCTTTAGATGTAGATAAAATAGTAACAACGGCAAATATGAAGGTCGGTGCTTATTCACTTGCGGCACAACCTTTAGTGCCTTGCAGAATAACTCTTACTCATACTGTAGTTGAAACAGTTGACACTTTAGGAACTGTTGTAATTCTTGGCACATTACCTGATACTACGGTAGTTCAAGAAACACTTATTCCAGTAGCAGATACAGAGGTTTCGACCGTAAATGAATTTGCCACCATAACATCGGTTACGGGCGCAGGTTGGGTTATTGACGCAGGAGTTGGAACAGCAGATACAATAACTGTAGGCACAGGGGCAATTGTACCCGAGTCATACCATTTTGAAGCAATCACAGATAGAATTGTAGCTTCGGCAGATATGAAAGTTGGCACGTTTACTATAGCGGCTCAACCTTACGTTCCGTCTAAAATAACCTTAACACACACACTAACATCAACCGTAGACACATTAGGGACTGTTACTATATCAGGAAATGATGTAGACGGAAGAACCATAACCGATACATTAACGCCTGTTAGTAGTTCAACTGTAACAACAACTAACGTATATAAAGATGTTGTTTCTGTAACTGGTGCAGATTGGGTAGTGGCAGCTGGAGCAGATACTATTGTAGTTGGTACAGCAGAAGTAAGCACAGATGCAGGATATTTCATAAGCGGAATCAATGTAGTTGCGGCAGCAGTAGTAGCTTCACAAACTACTCAAACTGATTATACAGTAGCAGATTTAACGAACATTACTTCTATTCCTGTTGGTTTTTATCCGACACGTTCAACTTCGATTGAATTGACAAGCGGTGAGGCAATAGCTTACTTGTCCAGATTGTAGGTGCATTATGTCAACAACAGCACAACAAATACATAATAGGGCAATTGCCATAATGGATGAATTGTCAAGCACTGGAACAATAGATGCAGATGCCACCAAAGATTATGGATATCGTGCGCCTTATCTTTTGGATATGTGGCAGAAGGAAATGGTTAAAAATGGGGATTACTTTGCATCTTATGAAAAGTCTTGTTTTAGAAAAGCCAACCTATTGGGTGATTTAGTATCTTTTGACGCTATTGAAAACATAGGAACGGCACAAGTTTATACTGGAAAGGCTGCAAATTGCTTTTACATCGAAGTAGACGGAGATTGCGAGATAACTTTACAGGAAGATGGAGTCGATATAACAGGATCGTATTCATTCAATGACGGAACAGCAACAGCTTTTACAACAACCATATCTGTTACTATGCCAGCAGACTCAACTTCCTTTGTTTCATTAAGAGGCACATTTACGGCCACAGGAACAGTAACAATGAGTGTAAACGGTAGTTACTACTTTAGGCATTGCAATAGGGCGTTATCTGTGTATAAGTATTCAGCTTCCACGCTCGTACCCGACTTCAAACCGTGGTACAAATTAACTATGCCAGATGCTTTCAAAAGTAGAACGCAGGTTATAGAGGAATACCCTAAATGGCAATACGATGTAAATCCTATTACAAAGTGGGAAAATAACAACGAACTATATGTATCATTTGGCTATACAGGCATTGTAAGGGTGAATTACATCCCTGTGCCAACAGAAATAACCGCTTTATCACAAACACTAGAGGTCGATGATATAACTGCTCAATCAGGGGCTTTTTACCTTGCAGAGCATTATGCACTAGCAGACCAAAATGAAGATTTAGCAACAGTTTTTAGAAATAAGTTTCAATCACTAAAATTTGAATCAATGGGGAAAATCCCGTTTAGTAACGAACAGATAATTGATGTGTATGGAGGGTAAATATGGCTAAAGCAAAATACTTTACAATAGACAAGTTTTTAGGCGTAAATAAAACTTCTACTGAAACCCTCCTTGCACTTGGCGAAGCATCGGATATGAGCAACTTTATTATTACAGATGATAATAAATTAAGTAAAGCCTCCGGTTATGAAAGTACTTTTACAACTCTAGGTGCACATTCAATAAATGGTATGTGGTATGGCTCTTTATCAGGAACATACCACTTCCTGTTTTCTTGTAATGGTTTTGCATACGAACACGATATTGATGCAGGAACTAATACAAGTTTAGGCGCAATAGCAGACCACCATACATCGTTTTTTATGTCTAACAATACAGTCTATATCTTAGATGGAACAGGGTATTTCAAGTGGACAGGAACAGGCTCAATCGCCTCTGTAACAGGTTATATCCCTACAGTCTATACTGCAACCCCACCAAGTGGTGGAGGCACGATTTTAGAGAGTATCAACTATTTAATTGGAACAAAGATAATCAAGTTTAGCGGAAACAATACCGCTACAGTTTATCAGCTTCCCGAATTAGAAGTAACTTCTATTGATACGGTAACAGTTAACGGAGTAGCACAAGTAGAGGGAACACACTACGATGAAGATTTAACAGCAGGAACAATGACATTTGTAACTGAACCACCTTTGGGAGTAAACAACGTAATTGCAACTTGGACTAAGACAACATCAGGTGATAGGGCAATTATAACGAATAATGACTACTACGGTGGCGTTTACTATGCTAGATTTTGGCTATTTGGTAATACTAATTATAAGAACACACGTTTTCCAAGTGGCGTAACAATGGCAGGCGTATCAGACCCTGCATATTTCCCTAAGTTTTCAGACAGCGATGTTGGCGAATACGAAATTACCGACATAGCCGTTCAATATGACACGCAAGTAATTTTTACAAGTGGTGACTCAAGCGGTGCATCAGCGTGGTATTCAAACGAAGAAGATTATACGGATGCCGACACAGGAGCAATTACAGCCCTATTTCCCGTTTACCCGTTAAATTCAAAGATAGGAAACGTGGCAAAAGGACAGACGCAAATCATTAATAATAACCCATATACCGTACACAAAGGTATTTATGAGTGGGTTTCTACCTATATACGAAGCGAAAAGAACGCAATTTGGGTATCAGAGAGAATACAAAACGATATAGAAGATTTAGATTTAACTTCCGCTATCACGATTGACTGGAACGAAAAAGGACAGTATTGGTTCTGTATAGGTAAAAAGGTATGGGTATTCAATTATCGAGTAAACGCTTGGTACATATTAGAATTTCCCGACACTCCAACTTGTTTTGTAGCAGCGGACAATGACCTTTATATCGGAACAACCGCAGGCGAAATAATGCGACTTGACAAAGATGTTGTGACTTATGGTGGTGAAACTATATCTGCAACTTGGGAAATGGGTTTTACTCATTTTGGGGCAGATTGGGTAAGGAAATTTATTCAAAAGGCTTTTTTAACTATTTTGCCAACTACAACAACATCCGTAGATATGAGTTTTGAAACTGATTTAGACAACTCGTCAGATGATTTTACAGCAAGTTATTCTTTGGCGAACTTTGCAAGTTGGGATTTTGCAGGAACGGACACAGTCCCAACTAGAATAGGTTTCAGTTTTTCAACTAACTACAGCCCGCAACCGTTTAAGTTCAAAATAAGAGCAAAGAAATTTGACTACTTTAAATTAAAACTTGCAAATTCAGAAAGTTTTGGATGCACAGTTTTATCAATAACCTTGCCGACTCGTGTCGGGGGCGAAATTAAGGGCGCATAGAAAGGAATATAATATGGCATTGACTAAACCGACAATGGATGTAGATGTAATTACAGTTCTCGCCACTACATCGGCAGCTAGAGGACTAACAGAGGATGAATTCAAGGCGAAATTTGACGAAACGCC